GCACCCTAACTATCGGGTCAATTTCAGTTACTATGGGGCTGAGACTGCCAAGTACGGCAAGAGTAACTTTGGCAAACTCAGCCAGATATTCATTGACAGACGGTGGGCCTTTATCAAGGACGAATCTGTTCAGAATAGTCCGCTGATATTAACCAGAGAAGGTAAGCAGGTATTGTTCAGATTGGCAGAAGAAGCCCCTGAACAGTTGCCTGATAATGTTGATTTGACTGGCCCATCGGCAAGCGATGAACACAACTTAGTGGGGCGTTACACACACATTGATTATTAACAAAAAGGAGACAAAAATGAAATATAATGTGGAAGCAAAAGTTAGTTGCAAGTATTGTCACGGTAGTGGTGCCGTTACTGACTACGTGCCGTATGGTAGTACCTCAGTCCCGATGGAAACAACGTGTGATTGTTTCGTGGACAACCTGCCTGATGACTTCGATGATGATTGGGACGAAGTAGATATGGTAGTTCAGGCAAATGAGATTATGGATCGCAATGGCAAACGCTATGAAGTTTTCTCGTAATTGTTGCCCAATTTGCGGTAGTAACATTGGCAGTAATGAGAAGTATTGCTCCGACTATTGCCGCAACAGTCGGGGTAAAATTGGTGTTGATGAAATTTACGATTTTATCTGCAATTACAAGAAAAACCACGATGGTAATAGTCCTACAGTACGGTTAATTCAGAACGAACTTGATTATAGCTCGCCAAGCATTGTGTTTAATCGGCTAAAAGTGCTTGAGCAAAACAAGAAAATCGTTGTTAACAATGGCAGGATTGAACTAATTGGCGGTCAATATCTGCCACCATTTCCATTAAAAAAATAAAGGAGAGTGTTATGTCTGAGTTTTTCAACATCATCAAAGATATTTTGAAAGGCAACCTGTCTCTGTCTGAATTGCCTGGTTTTATCGCGTGGCTTTTTACAAGTCGCTAAAGCAATTTGTAGATTTTATGAGGCGTGGCAGAAAGAAAGACATCTTTGATTCTGAGCCTGAGCGTGTTTGGTACAAGCATCTGAAACGCAAATTGCCTGATATTGTGCCGCAATACAGGGTCAGAGGCTATCGGGTTGACTTTGCTTTGCCACGCCAGAAAATCTACTTTGAGATTTATGGGCATAGATACCACAGTAGTGTGATTGATATGGACAGAGACACGCGCCGGATGAGACACTTGGGTTTCTCTGGTTGGCAAGGGTGGGTGTTTATGGCTCAGGAAATTATGGACGATCCAAAACGATGCGCAGTTGAGGCGAAACGGTTGGTTAAGATAAATGGCTGATTTGTCTGATTACGAAAAAAACGATAGCAGTTTTGTTGAGGACTTGCAAAATAGCCAGCAATACGTTTGGCAAGCGGCAAAATGGTTGTCAGACAGCGGGTACAATGTTACAATCAGACCGGTTGAAATAAGACCTGACGTGTCTCAAATGCGTGAATATTCTGATTGTGGCGATTTGGAAATTATTCAGCGGATAGAGGTCAAGCACAGAACACTCGATTTCACGTGCAAGGATGATTATCCTTTTGACACCGTAATTGTTGATGTTGCCCACACCTATGACAAAGCAAGACCAAAACCATTTGCTTACATTATTTTTAACAAACAAGCAACCCATTGCCTGATTGTGGAAAACAAGAGTAGAAAGCAATGGATAAAACGCACAACATTGGACAAGGTCAAGAAAAGGGAAAGAACATTCTACGAATGTCCAATTGAATTGTGTTCTTTTCACAAAGTCTAAGGAAATAGTATGTCAAAAAAACGGTTTTTAGTAACTGGATGGGCCAGTACCCCCGGACGCGATTACAGAGTTAAACTGGTTGTGTCTGTCAAGGACAAGAGGCAGGCTGCCGATGAAGCTCTTAATCGAGCAATGCAGGCTATTGGTGTTGTAGGCGCAACGTGGAAACGAACCCCAGATATATCATCTTACACAGGAGTTTAGTTTGGATTTCAACGAATATCAGAACATTAGTAATAGTACCAGTAGCTACAAGGACAAGCAGGAAATCGAGCGAACTATCGTTGCTGTTTTAGGACTGACAGGCGAATCTGGTGAGGTGGCAGACCATCTTAAGAAAGCTATCGGGCACGGTCACGTGTTGCATATTGACCACGTTGTCAAAGAACTTGGTGATATTATGTGGTACGTGGCTGAGGTTGCCAGTTCTTTGGGATTGCAATTGGATGACATTGCTTCCAGAAATGTTGAAAAGCTGGCAAAACGTTATCCTGATGGTTTTAGCAGTGAACGAAGTATTAATCGTAACGATGTTTAAAATATGCAAGGGTAGATAGATAGCTTTGAATAATATATAGAAACTATAGATTATTAGTTAGCAGGCTACTTGCCAGAGAAAAGGTCAAATTATGCAAGCAGATAATTTGTTTGATAAAGCAAAACAATTCGCAATTGAAAACGGCGGGGTTTCTGTGACCAAATTGCAACGTCATTTGATATGTGGTTATGCCAAAGCTGCACGGATTTTGGGTGAGCTTGTCGAAGCTGACATTGTTAAACTGGCAGAGAAATCTACCTTTCATCCAATCGTGCCAGCTAACAAGGCAAATGAACAGCGACCTGCTAATCTTGGCGAGTAAGAAACCAATCATAAAATGAACCATTCGATAATTTCGAATAGTTGGGCCAAACCCGCAGGCCCGTTATTTGCGGGCGTTAGAAGGCAGCTAAGTGAACAAAACTTTAGGCCCGTACCAAATTAACACAATCGTCACAGGCAACGCGATTCAGCTCACAAAGCAACTTCCATCAGATAGCGTTGATGCTATTGTCTCAGACCCGCCGTTTAAGTTGTCGCAAACCTACACAAAAAACGTCGATGCTGATAACCTGTTGGCCGTTAGTTCAATTTGGCCCGTATCCGTCCAGTGGTTCAGGGTGGCAAAACCTGGGGCGTATGCTGCTATTTATTACGATACTCGCATTTTACCGCTTGTCATCAATGCAATGGGCGAAGCAGGTTTTACTTATTTGCGTGGTCTTACATTTTATCGGCGATGGGGCAACGCTAATAAATTGTACGGGTGGATGTCAACCAGTGATTTTATTTTGTTGTTCCGAAAGCCAGCAGATGAGCCAATGAAATTTTATTCAGATGATTGGCGTCACGATGTTTACACAAAGACGGGGGCGGAGGATAACGGTCTTAACCACGTAGCCCAAAAACCGCTCAATGATTTACGTCACTTGGTAGCGCATCTTTGCCCGGCTGGTGGCGTTGTGCTGGATACATACTCTGGTTCAGGCACAACACTTGCTGCCGCGAAAGTTGAAGGCAGGAACTTTTTAGGGTTTGAAATCAACCCGCACAATGTTGAAATTGCAACGGGACGTATGAAGGCTTTACCAGTACCTATGTTTACGCAGCCTTCTAACAAACATTTGCAGGGGACGCCCCAAGCTCGGCTTTTCCCAACGTCGCCGGATGGATCGTAACTTCTATTAACCAACCATCAGGGGCGCGCCCCTGAAATGTAGGCGTTATTTCGCTTGAAGGAGGCGGCGAAGTTATGACTAAGCAAATTGTAGCGAAATTAGAGCAGTTGAAGGAACTCGATGCACACAAAGAAGTAGTCAGGCTCGACAAACAAGCTGCTATTGATAAGGTATTGACCGACGAAATCAAAGAGCAGTTGGCTGCTATTGATACCGAGTTTGACCCAATAACCGAAAATCTAAACACAACCATTTTAGCTATTGAGACTGATGTAAAGCAAATGGTTTTTAATGCCGGAGCAACTGTCAAAGGGGCGTATACAGCAGTTTATAACAGAGGTCGTGTCAGTTGGAACACAAAGGCTCTTGATGGATACGCAGCGGCCCATCCAGAAATTGAGCAGTTTAAGAAAACCGGCAGCCCATCAGTTAGCATCCGCAGAAAGTAACGCGGCATAACAAATCGTTTCACCGGAACGCTTAAGCTCGGCTTCTTCCGCGAGGCAGCAGTCAGGCGGTCAGGCCGTGCGCGTCCGGTGAACTCAATAGTTGTGTGGTCTATAAAATTGCTGCCTAACAACTATTATGGCAGCCCTTGAAAAGGACAATATGAGCATTAAATCTGACAAATGGATTAAATATCAATCCCTAAACAATTATCTCATTACCCCATTCACTGACAAACAAGTTAATAAAGGTGTAATTTCTTACGGACTGTCATCGTATGGCTATGATGTCAGAATTGCCCCTGAGTTTAAGATTTTCACCAATATCAATAACACCGTTCTTGACCCAAAAGACCTTGATGAAAGTTCTTTCGTTGATTACGAGGGCGATGTTTGTATTATCCCCCCTAATTCGTTCATCCTGTCCAGAACGATTGAGAAGATACAGATTCCCAAAAACGTGCTGGCAATTTTTATGGCTAAATCTACTTATGCCAGGATTGGGATCGTGGTAGGTGTGACTCCGCTTGAACCCGGGTGGCAAGGCACTGTTACAATCGAAATCAGCAATACTACCCCCTTACCGGCAATGGTTTATGCCAATGAAGGCATTGGACAGTTGTTGTTCTTTGAATCTGATGAGCAATGCGAAACAACCTATGCTGATAGACTTGGCAAATACCAGTACCAAAGTGCCATTACTTTGCCGTTTGTGAGGAAATAAAACGTAATATCTATTGCAATGCAATAACTGTTGAAAAAAAATCCATTGTGTGATATGATTGTCATACGATGGATTTTAATTATGACAACTATATCGCAACCGAAGAAGATGTTCCTACCGATGTTTCTGCTTTAATTGCTGTTGGTGATGATGTTCCCGATAACTTAATCAGGCAATTGCCAGCCGATGCAAAAGCAAGATTGGAAAGAGCCTTAGCTACCGGGGCTAACACAGACCTGGTCAGAAGTATTAGGCGTGAATACAAGGAATGGATACAACTACGATTGGAAATGGCCGCTGATACGGCGGTTGACGCTCTGGAAAAAGTAATGACCGGTAGGTGGTATGACGAAAAGACAGCCAATGCCGCGGTTAAGGCTTCTGAGGTTACGCTAGACAGGGCTGGTTTCCCCAAAGTCAGTAAGACTATCAGCGAAACCAGTAACAAAGAACAGGGGCAAGTGTTGCCAAGTCTGGAAGATATTATCAAAGATGCTGACCCTGATGATATTTCAGACATTACTGAAAATTACCTTGAGGCAGTTCGGAGACTGGACGCAATGAGGGCAGGCGCAAAGGAAGTTATTGATGTACGACCTGGTGTCCAGAACGAATCGCAGGGATGATTTAGTTTATTCAACCCACAATAATATTGTTTCCTCTTACACACTTGATATGAATTATGTGACATCGTATCAGGTGTGGTATGGTGACACGAAGGTTTATCGCAAAATTCAACCACTTGGGTCAGTTGTCGCCCTTAATCCAGAAACCCGTAAGGTGGTTCCTAACTTTACCAGCTACGGGTTTTCTGCATTGGGTATATTAGCTGAGGATGCAATGGTTGAGTTTGGCGATAAAGAGGTTGATGTTATTTTTGCTGCTACTGTAAATGAGAAAGCAGTGTGGGATAATGGCGAATATCAAAATGTTTTGCAAGCTACCCGCAATATACTGGCTGACCGGATACATTTTGTGAATATAGATAAAATGGATGACGTATGGTAGATAATGGTATTTTAGATGAAAATACGATACTGTCATTGCCTGAATCTGAGTGGTGGCAACAAAAAGCAAAAGTCGTTGGCGATTTATACAATGCTGGTCTGAATTTCGCTCCGTGGTCTGATAAACGAGCGAAATTGTGGCAACAAAGTTTATATTACTTCGTTGATGAATTTCTCAGGCCTGAATTACCCCGCCCTGAATTTCACGATAATTGGTATTGGTGGACTGTCAAGGAGCGGGCCTATATGAATATGTCACCCCGTGACCACGCCAAGACTACTGTTCACAGCATCAATCGGGTTGTATGGGAAATTGTTTGTAATAGAAATATCAGATTTTTTGTTGCTTTTGCCACAACTGATGTAGCCAAACTTATTCTGAGCCAGATTAAAATGCAATTAACGCAGAATCAGCGGATTGTGCAGGGTTTTGGACATTTTAACCCAATGAATCTGGAACAGGAACAGAGGACTGTTGACCAGGACTGGTCACAATCTAGCATTACTGTCAATCGTGACGATTTTTCAATCAAAGACCCGACTGTAGTCGTGGCCGGGGCATTAACCAACGTGCTGTCACGGCGCGCTGACAGGCTGTACGTAGATGACCTTGTGACTGACAAGATAGCCTTCTCTCAGGCTGAGTCTGACAGGCTGGAACGGTGGTACTTTAATGATGTGCAACCTATTTTAGTCAACGGCGGGCAGGAAATTATTACAGGTACACCCTATCGCCGTGGTGATTTTTACGATAAAATCAAAAAACTGGCAGTTGACAATGGCTTGTATAAGGTGTTTACAGGGGACGCTATTGTTAGTGAAGCCCGAAAGGAAACTTTATGGCCTGAACGATGGGATTATGATAGCCTGATGCGCCAGCGGGCCAAGATGGGCAGTATCAGATTTAATCGTAACTATCGTTGTCGGGTAACAGATGATACAGATAGCCCCTTCCCGATGATCTGGTTTACGGGTGGTATCAGCAAGACTACAGGGGCGTATTATCGTGGCTGTTTCGATGACAGTATTGAATTAGGCTATCGTGATGGCACATTGCGCAGACCACCTTTACGTAATGTAGTCATTGGGGTTGACCCAGCCATTGGCGATGGCCGGACATCAAAATACCTGGGTATCATCGTGCTTGGACTGGACAGCCAGGGGAGGATTACTTACGGAGATATTATCAAGGAGCAGGTTGGCTTTGTCGCTCAGAAGAGGCTTATCCTTGATTTAGCCCAACATTGGAATCCGGTCTACATTGCCGTTGAAAGTAACGCTTACCAGAAGGCATTGTTGCAGGGACTTGAAGAAGAAAGACAGTTCTTGCCATTAGTGCCGTTCTACTCCACCAAAGACAACAAACCTGAGATTGGGGTTACGGCAATGGATGTGTATTTTGAAAGCGGCAGGTTCAGATTGCCTCGCGGCGATGCCAGTAGCAGAGATAAGACAGATTTTTTGGTAGACGAATTTCACTATTGGGGCAAACACGATACTTCTGACCTGGTAATGGCAACCTGGTTTGCTTTTGAACGCCTAAAGCCGGAACTGATGCGAATGAGGGCTTTACCACCTGTCAGTGATTTAATTGCCGTTGATTCGCAACAATACTGGAATCAGAAAGTGCAAGGGCTGAGTGGGGCAATGATACCCCGTAGAGCCTCTTATCTGGCTCGTCACAGAGCTTTCAACAACCCGTCAATGAGTAGTAGTGTCAAAAGTAGTTTGGAACGAATGAGAAAAATCAAGCAACAACAGGAGCAGTTATAATGTCTGCACTCAACCAAATGGTAGATATGGCTAAAATTGAATTACCAAAACGGTATCAAGCCCCGCAAAAACAATCAGCGTGGCAGCGGGTTAAAGATGTGTTTGCCAAGCCAGGGCCAAAACCAAAGTTAAAAGAAATTGCATACCGGGGGGCAATGCCACCTCAATTATTGCAAACGATGAATCAGTTAGGGGAGTACAGGACTGACCCGCTTGATTTTGCTACGATAAACTTGATGCGCCGGTATCCTGTTATCAAACTTGGTCTGACCATAAAAGCTGCTCCGATTTTGACTGCTTTGAGGGAAGCACGGGTTGAATGCGAAGATCAACGGATTGCCGCTTTTGTCAAGACTGCTTTTGTGGATGAATGGCTGTTGAAACTGGCTCAGACCAGTATTACCCCCTCATCCGTGTATGGAGTAGCTCCTCACGAAAAGGTGTGGAAATATGCTCAGGTCAAAGCTACCTATATAGACAAGCAGACCGGTCAGGAAGAAGTTGGTTACGATGGCGAAGCATTGGTGTTTAAGAAAATAAAATTTGTTCACCCTGAAACCGTGGATAGATTTTTGTTGCAGAAAGACACGCAGGATTTTGCCGGTTTTGTACAGAAAGCCCCGGTTGGCAAGGATGAGAAGGTTATAGATGCTTACAAGGCATTTATTTATACTAATAAATTTATCTATGGGGGGATGTGGGGCGAAAGCGATCTGACTGACATTTATCCATACTGGTACTATGCTGAATTTTTCAGGGCGATGCAGGCAGACTATCTCAGATACCGGACAATCCCCCCCATTGTTGGCTATGCCCCGACTGGTATCAGGCAAGATGAAGATGGCAATGATGTCGATAATATGGAATATGCAGGGGAGGTAATGCAAGCTGCGCTGGAAAATCTGATTGTGATTTTGCCTTACGAAACTGATGACAGAGGGAATAATCAGTGGGGCTACAGTCAGATGAATATGAACAACATCTCTGACATTTTTACCAAAGGTATTGAGGAACTTGAGGTTGGAATGTTGAGGGGGTTGGTTGTGCCTGAAAGGACTGTCACCCAAAATTCAGCGGCAGTTGGTAGTTACAACCAGGCTGAAGCACACAGTGAGCGGATGCTAGATGCGGCCAAGATGGACGTAGACACATTCTTGGATCACTGCAATACTTATATTGTACCACAGTTGGTTGAAGATAACTTTGGGGCTGATTCGCCCGTGTGCAAGATTAAGGTTCACGCTTTTAGTGAACAGCTAAAAACAAAACTGCACAATATTGTTATTACCTTGCTCCAGAACGATAAAACAGGCACGTTGAGTCGGCAAGTCGCTTTCGCAGACTTGTTAGACCAGCTAAATATTCCCTACGTTGCAGGTGATAATGGATTACCTGAGCCTGTGGTAGAGCCAATTGACGATACCACAGACTCAGGGGAAGAAGAATAACTTATCCAAATACGACTTTTTCAAGCTGATTTAATCTTTGTTCGTATTGAGCAAATTGCTCACGCAAGGGGATTACGCCGGTTCTAAGCAGCTGAAACGTCAGATGTACGCCTTCGTGAGATTGCAACATCCCCATTCCCCTCACAATATCACAAGAGTATTCAGGTTCAAGTAGGTAAACTGTTACCCCTCCTGGTTTCCCTGGTTGAACAGCACTACCCTGAATTTGGTCAATCTGTCCACTTCCTTGAGTTGGCACAACAAATGCCTGATGAGGGTAAGGCGGGTTCCACAAGAAATTTTCAGTTGTGGAATAGTATCCCGCTGTGTCATAACTAAATGCTACAGATACGTTTGGAATCGGAAAGCCATTCTCATCCACGACCAGCACAATAATTCGTTGTTCCTCAAATGTTTTCGGTTCTGTACTTCTGATATTGACCAGTCGAAACACCCCTTTTTCGGTTGGCGTAGCTTTCTCAAATGAAGCCAACCATAATCGCTGGAAATTGTCTGGTAAGTCACGCAATGGTTCGTAATTGAACATAATATCTCCTTTTATTGCAATGTAATAGATGTTTTTATTGTATCGCACACAGCGGTTAATGTCAACGGTTGACAAACATACTACAATGTGATACTATAAAACAAACGTTACATAGGCGGTTTTATGAGTGACAGGGAATATCAGATGCAAAGAAATTTATGCCGGTGGATTGATGTTCATTATCCGTGGGCATATTATCGGAGCGACCTGGGTGGTATTAGACTGAATATGGGGCAGGCTGTTAAGGCCAAGAATATTCAAAAGTATCGTGGTCATCCTGATTTCGTTATTTTCGAACAATCAAATGGTTTTCCTGCTTTGTTTTTGGAACTGAAAGACAAGGAAACTGACGTGTTCCTGAAACGAGGGGGGTTGCCGAAAGCTAATGCAATTCATCTTATTGAGCAAGTAGCAATGATATTGATGTTGAGAAAGAAAGGTTATGCCGCTGATTTAGTTATTGGGGTAGAACAGGCTCAGGTTATGGCAAGTAATTATCTGTACTGGCCCGAAGTATTTAAGCCACAAGAGCATTACACTGACAATATTAAACGTATCTTATCCGAAGCGACTGATGAACAAGTGAGGCAAGCGCAACTTGATCATCCAGTCGTTTTTGATTATGTAAAAATAGGTGATGCCCAATGAAAAAATATGCAATTTGGTTCAAGCCAACTAATGAATGGCTAACTAACCGCAAAGGTGAGGTTATGACGTGGGACAGTGAAGCAGAGGCGGAACGGTATCGTGAAATGATTGATGTCGTTGGTATACCTGCAAATATGGAAGTGAGAGAATGTAAGCTACCAAAGTCTAAATAACTTTGGCTTTGTCCCTGGCTGAGTGCCTTATAAACTGTTTCTCTGTCGAGACATTGACCATTTTACCCAGGTTATCCGCTGGTATGCCTGGTGGCCGTTGAGAGTGCTTACAAAGGGAGCGTCAATCCCAACCCTTACGACGGCATTTGACGCAATTTAATACCATCGTCCGGCGAAACTTTGTAAAATTATTATATTATACGGAGTGTAATAATGCAAACAAAAGTTCTAAAAAATATCGCTAAAGCGGGCTGTTTCCTCCCAAACCTAAAGGATTGTTTTTCCACAGCTAAAGCGATTCAATTATGACCTACAACCTTAAGTATCCTCCTAAACTAGAATCAAGAAACAGTAGTGGATTTTTATCCAAAGATGAGATGGAAGCCAGATACAACTGGATTGCTCAGTTTATTCAATTGAACGATGGTTTGCGCCCTACGTATCGTGACATCGCTGATGCGTGGCAGGTAAGTGTTACGGCTGTCAAAAGCAGTATTGACCGGATGATTGATATGGGGTGGCTGGAGATGACCGCGGCAAACAAGCACGGCTTGATATTGAAAAGGAAGTCTGATTTACTGGTTGATCTTGATGGACTGCAATTACCTAAAGTGTCAGTGGTTATCACAACTTACAACAGACCAGCCAGCTTGCAACGATTGATAGATTTACTAAAGCAGCAAAAGCACACTGATTTTAGTGATTTAGAAGTCATCATTATGAACGATGGTTCTGATAAGGTTGCCGAATACGAAGCCATTGATTACGGTGAACTTGATACTACTTATATTTATAGCGATAGACGAGTAGATAATCTGCCAAATGTCTATCATCTGAAGAACAATGGCATTACATTGTCCTTGAATGAAGTTATCTGGTTATTGGATGATGATTTGGTTATTGATGATCACACCTTGTTTATTATGCGCAGTTATCACGCTTTACTTGAGTATGCCAGACCGGTGCTGTGTCCTCATCTGGCTAACCCTCAAGAGCCATATCATTTTCAAAACCCATTCAGTATCAATGTTCAACCGCTTGATTGGGATAAACTCAGAGTATGGTCTAGCTTTGCCGGAATGTCATTCTGGAAAGATGATTGGAAAGTCTGCGGTGGCATCGATGAGATTTACAACGATGCAATGGGCTTTGCTGATTTGGATTTCGGCATTAAGTTATGGAAAGTAGGCTGTCAGGTGATGATGGTTGATGGAATGACTGTCTTTGTTGATGACCGCGAAACTGGCAGTCATCGTGACAGATTTATTCATACGATGAGAGAACATCACAATGGAAACCTGTTTATGGAAAAGTGGGGATTAGAGGAAGCGGCAAAGTATGGAATCGAACCTTAATTGGCAAGAAGTCGCTGATAGCCTTGATTCAAGCTACAAGAATAATAACCTGGGCGTTGTGTTTTATGACTTAGCCAGAAAACACCAACCAGCTTTAGCGGTTGAAGTTGGCGTGTATCAAGGCTACAGTGCCATACACACAATGGGCGCGATGAAAGAGAATGGCAAGGGGATGTGGTTCGGGTACGATCTGTTTGATGATTACTCTTATCGCCATTGCAGTATTGAAACAGCGTGGCATAACATTCAAAAAGCTGGCTTTGCTGATATAGCTAATTTGATGCGTACCGGCATTGTCGGTGCTTCTGAAAATATATTGTCGATGTTTGGCAATGGCTCTATTGATATGCTACATATTGATGTCAGCAACGATGGTGGTATTGTAGAATTCACAGCACTGCTATTTTTGCCATTATTACGAAGAGGTGGTTTGTTGTTGTACGAAGGTGGTTCAAAGGACAGAGACAATATTAACTGGATGCAACAATACAGAAAGCCTTCTATCTTCAATGCTATCAGCCTGATACTGTCTGAAGGTAAATATGAACTACTCGAATTTTTCGATAAGTTCCCTTCAATTACGGTTTTAAGGAAAATATAGTGGGTGGAACGATTCAGGCTTTTGTGCCATATTGGGGTGATGATGCCACTGATTTTGCCGAATATATTCAGGATTTTTGTGATATTAGTGTTGGGATAGTCAGAGGTTTTGACCACGAAACATCAGTGTTGAATCAGATGATTTATTACTGCGATACTGATTATCTGTGGTTTATCCATCCTGATGACAAAATCATCGACAGAAACACGCCTCACGTTCTGGCAGAATATCTTGATGACAACCCCAAAGTCGGGGCGGTATTGCCGGATGTTAGCGGTGAACAACCTTATTGGCGCAAACCAGAATCGTGGTATCTCAAAGACAATACCTGCACTATGTACCGGATGAGTGTTGGGGCTAAATTCGATAAAGACTTCATTTTTACCGGA